ACGCTACCACCAACCTTACCGCCACAGACATTGAAAGTAATTACGGCAACCGGATCAAGAGCCGAATGCGCCAAATGTTCAATGTAATTGCCTATGCTCCGGAAGCTCCGGATAGAAGAAAGTAGAAAAGTTAACGAAAACGTTTATATTTGCTCTTGCAAACACGATACAAGAGTAATCTTGAATCTTTTTATTTAACAATATAGGAAGCCCCCTATACGGTGTCCCCGAGGAAACAAAGGGAAATCCGACTCTTGTAGTCGTGTTTGCACACCTAAGTAGTGGGGTTTTCCTTGTTTAACAACTTTTCGATATGCAAACAGAAAAGAGTATCAAGGCGTTTAGGTTCAACGCAGAAAATCAGGATATCAGAACTATCGTGATTGAAAATGAACCATGGTTTGTTGCTAAAGATATATGCAACATTCTTGGACATACGAATAGCAGAGTGGCTGTTCAGATGTTAGACGATGACGAACGGGGTAAGAAAAGCTTACCCCGTCAAGGCGAAACTTGGATTATCAACGAATCAGGTTTGTATAACCTGATTTTCAGATCAAACAAGCCACAAGCAAAAGTCTTTAGGAAGTGGGTTACGGATACGGTACTGCCCACCATTAGGCGCACTGGAGGTTACCAAAAAGAGAATTATCACATGTTGGCCAGTATGTTTTATGGTTCAGTGAAAACCTTGAAAATTAACCAGACTACGTACTATAAGGCCAAAGATGTGATTAAACTTCTTGGTAAAGATACACATCATGCAAACAGATTTGCAGCTAGGTATGAGGGTAGTATTTTAGTGGGCCAACCCGATAGACGTGACAGCGGATGGTACATCAAGTTTGAAGCGATTGAAGATATACTTATCAAATCAGGTACTAAAGAATCGATCAACTTGCACATTGCTCTTTTTAGGCCAGAGCTTCACGAAGCGAAAGGAGGTCTCAATGTATAATCCTGAATTACTCGCAAAACTGGCCGTAGAAGTAGATTCTAAAGACTTATACTTTATATTGGACGATATAATTTATGAGTATGCCCGCTTTGCCCTGATGGCTGAAGAGCCCGACAAAGGCTTTGCTGGGCAACTGTATTACCTTAAATTATTAAGGGACACACTAGGCGCTCCTTGCTAATTACCAATAAAAAACCCCGGGACGACAACACCGGGGTTTTTTGTTTGGATTCAAATTTACTAATTATTCAGTAACTTCTTCTTAGCCAGATCAAATTCTTCATCTGATAATAATTTCCTTTCTTTCATACTCATTAGCTTTTCAAGCTGATCAGCCAAAGAATCACCTTTGTTTATTTTGCTTAAAGCCTCTTCCTGCCTTTTTTGAGTGTCTAAGATGGATTCTTTATACTTCTCATCTTCAACATCTTTCGACTGGAATGCTATAATATAGCCAACAATAGGACTTAATAAAAGTGCGGCAATGAATGCTCCACCAAAGCCTATTTTGCGGCTACTGCCAACAAAGCCAACCACAAAACTTAATGCTATCCATGTGAAAAATATCATAACTATTCAATTTTTGTAAACGATTCCGTTATCGGAATGCTGCAATATAATCCGTTTTTTTGCATAGATGTCTATTAAAGTTCCACAAATCACCATTCACCTTGCAAATCTAAAGCCTTTTAGTAAGGTGAACAGGGTGACAGCAGCGCACTCATGGCAGACACTTACAGACACCTGCACCATTCTAATGCCCAAGAACATCCGCGTAAAACAAGGCGACCGTGTACTGAACGGACTTAACGACACCGTTAAGCGTGGAGACCCAGTGAAGGTAATGTCGGGTTACAAGCCCAATCAAAAGGTAGAATTTCAGGGCTTTGTAAGACAAGTAAAAAAGAACATCCCTCTTGAGATTGTTTGTGAAGACTTCGCCTACCTCTTGAAACTCGACACTTACTCAATCTCTTGGAAGTCGGTTAATCTGAAAACCATTGTTAGCCACTTGCTAACCGGGCCAAACATCAAGGCCAAAATTGCTGAAGGGTTTTCCTTCAAAGTGGATGTTCTGGACGCTGATCCTTTTCCCTTCGCTATACCTAAAGAAAACGGAGCTCAGGCACTGCTGCAACTTTTTCAGACTTTTGGCATTGTCAGCTACTTCAGGTATGATCCTGACGGTTTGGAAGTGCCTACCTTGGTTGTTGGCTTTAAATACCCTGGGAAAAGAGACAGGATTAATGCACGTAAACCGATACTCAGAACGGGGTTGAATGTGATTGATTGGAATCTTGAATATTTGAATAAGGATGATGTACAAGTACGCATTCAGGCCATTATTAACCGTAAGAATGGCATTAAGCAAATTATTGAAGTAGGTAATCCTGAAGGCACATTGCGCACTTTGAATTACCCAGACATGCCGGAGGATCTGGTTAGGCGATCGGCTGAAGAAAAGCTTTCAGAATTTCAGAAAGACGGCTTTGACGGCACGGTTAAAATACCGGGGATCTTCTTTATACAACATGGCGATGTCGTGGTGTTGGATGACCCTATTTACACCAATGAAAAGGGCTATTACTTTGTTGACGGCACTGTATGGACTTTTACTGAAGAGCCTCGAGTGACTAGGGAATTAACCATAGGAGAAGCTGCACGATGAGGAACAAAGAGACAATGGCCAAGCGCAACGAAGACCTTGCGGATGACTTTAATAAGTTCTATAAATCGGCCGATGAACACGCTACCACTGCTGGCCGATTTACCATTGCTTGCAGTAAAACAGCTGCTAAGTATTACCTTAGCATCAAAAGGGTTCAAACCATACTAAAGAGTAGTTGATTACAAGTCAAAAATTGATACGATGGGAAGTTATACCATTCTACAGATGATAAGGATTCTCACCCTCCTGATCTTCAGGTTCTAGTTTTTCAATCAGCTGTTTGCTTACCTCCAGCTTGGTATTGTCAGGATCAGACTTGACATAATCTTTGTATTTATCGGTCGAGTCATCAGTATACTGGAATTTAAATTCTAAGATATGCACCGGAGCATTGCCATGATCAGAGTCCAGTTCCCTGGACACAGCGTAAAAGCTTCCGAATAATTCCGATTCAATTGAAAGCAATACCGTGCTGATGGCTCTAATGGTTTTGAGTACCACCATAGCCTTAGCCCTGTTATGGCTGTTAGCTGCGCTGTCAGCATAGTTTGACTGTTCAATATGGATTCTTACCCTATCTTCCACAGCGTCCACCTTACGGCCTTTGTGGCGGAATAATGCACCGGGGAACTCAATGAAAACGGCTGGCAGAAAGTAACCGTTTTCTTCCTTCTCGTAGCGGTACTGGTTATTGAATAAAGCCAGATGTTTTACAGGCTTTAAACCTAATCCCTCCATGTAGTTTTTAGCAGCTACACTGAAGAGCTCGTCTGATATTGCTAGATATATTTCGTCCATTATATACTCTTTAAGAATCTCAATTCCTTGTTGATTTCAAACTCCAACACCCTTTCCATTCTCCTGTTTAGAAAGGTAGATTTACCCATGAATTGGCGTTTTTCAATGTTCTGGTCTAATGTTCTGGTGAAGGATTTCTTCCGGTGCGACTGCACTACCTGAGCCTTGACCCTGCGACCATCTCGTGTGTGTGATCTTCGCTTATGCTCCTTTACTGTATGCCCAGAAACATGCTGACTCACTTTGCCTTTAAAGCCTTCATTGTGCGCCTGAGCGTAAGGAACATCAGTGCCGACAACCACATGGTTACTACCTTTAGACACTACTCTAATGGATCGCTTGAGCCTTCCCGTTTTTGTGAGTAATCGCCTTCGTTTTTTCTTTTTATCCTTACCTTTTCGTTCTGGCCATACCTCACGGGTTTCATCTTGCCAAGCCTGAAAGCGAAAGCGATGTTTATAAAAGCGCACAGCCGTACCGCCCACTAATGTGGGGGTACGTTTGTACACTCGGTTCAATGCCTGTTGAACCCTAAAAGACTCTAGGTAGCTCATTACTGCGTTTCTTCAAAGTTTCTAATGGCCTCGATTAGCATTTCGGTAAACATATTTTTAATATCTACTGGGCTCTCTTGTAGGTTCTTAGTAGTGACATGAATACCGCCTTCGTTCAAGTTCTGAATATGTACCGTGAGGCTCTTTTGTTGAGTTCCAGTACCAATCATGGTAGTAATAGCAGATGGATCTTTTGGCGGGATACCACCGCTTGTGTCATCATCATCAGTCATGGTTATGCCATTTCCTGAAATATCATTAAGCCTTTTCAACTCGCTGAGCTGCTCACCTGTTAAATCTTGGCCTGATTGCTTTAATACCCTCTGAAGTTCTAACAGCAAACCACCTTTTGCAATGCTTTCAGATTTAACTAGGTCTTGAAATCTCAGTACACCAGCCCCATCCAAGGCGGTACCACTGTCTTCTCCAAATCTGGAAGACTTGACACCGGGTATCTTTTTATTTGCTACATAGCCTTGATAGAGAGCGACCTTATCCTCAATTTCAGAAATGCTTTTAGTCAATTGATTTACAGTACCTTGGCTCTGTTGTTTGAGTAACTCATTCTGTAAGTTTGCAAATTCTCTAATCTTGCCTGTATTGACATCGAGCGCATTTCCATACTTGTCTATCTCAGTAATAGCCATTGGCACAGAGCCAGCTAGTTGCTCGATTACATCCTTCATCCGAGATTGTTCATCGGTGCTCTTGTCAGTGATCAGTCTTAATCTATCCAGTTCCTCAGTAAGAGGGGATACGTTGTTCTTGAGGTTCTTAACCATTTCATTTTGTTCATCAAACAACCTTACTGATCTTTTATCCTTGCCAAAAATGGCACTCATTGAATCAAAAAAGCTATACTTAATTGTCTCCGCCATATCTTCATAACCATGTCTCATGTCGTTGAAGAATCCTGCTGAATCACTCTGGGCTTTAGTAATCTTCTCTTCAAGCTCTAGGCGTTTCACTGTTCTTGCAATTAGAGGGTCTGATAAATCAACCATATCCTTGAGGTTGAGATTGGCATCGGCTAGTTTGAGCAAAAACCTACTACCAGCATCTTCACCAGCTCCTCCAAATAGGTCGGCAATTGCGGTCTGTCTGGCTTGTGTGCTGGCCTCATCCATTGCTCTGGACACATCGCGAAGTACATCGAGCACTCCTTTACTTCCTGAGTCCAGTTCCTTCAGAATGGTTTCTCCAGATAAATTGATGCCCTGCAAAGCAATTGCCGCGGCTGGTGTCATTTCCTTAATTCTAAGGTTGAACTCCTTAACGGAATCAAGTGCCTTATCTGCGTAGATTCCTTCCTTTCGACCTTTTACGGAGATGGCTACAAGTTCTGAAGCACTTACATTGGCATTGCGCATTTGGCTCGCATACTCCTTGATCTCTTGAAGGTCGAGCGTGCCGTTGGTAGCGATCAAACCAAGCTTGATGTTGTTCAAGGAATCTTCAATGCCTACTCCAGCATCTTTATACTCGCGGTGCATGGCGTTGGCAGCAAGGCTCAGGTCTTTCACTTCAATGTTCATGACCTTGCTTAAAGCCATTACCTTGGAGGTTGTAGCGTCAAGTTCCCTTCCGGTAATATCGAAGGTAGCTTTAACCGTTTTTTGGTTCAGTTCTATTTGTTCAGACACTCGGAACATTTCTTGGCCAAGCTTGAAAGTGGCCGTGCCCAGCGCAACTGCTGCACCAATGGCCAGTACATAAGG